TAGATATGGCTGATTATACAAATTACTCCTTTGTCTCTTGGACAGATTCCACCCCCATAACTAGCGTAAGACTTAATCAGATGTCTGTCAACATTGATCAAGTTAAAATTGTTAATGATGACAAGCCAAAGGGTATTCTAAAATTAAGAGATGTTACCTCTAACCCTGTTGCAACTGGTAATAACAAATTTGTTCCAACAAAGATTGCTGGTCTTGAGCAAGAAACAATTGGCAATGTTGGTGTAGATAATAGAGTAACTCTTGATTCATCTCGTTACTATAAGTTAACACTATCTTTACCAGCTATTCAGCAAGATCAAGGAGGCGGTGAAGACAGTGTTTATTATCTAAGATTTAGAACTGGCAATACTGCTAACACTGGTGACATCCTTACAACATTTGTTCTGGCTCCCCAAGTTGGAGTTTATAGAACTCTTGTTGCAAATACAAATATATCAAATGGTTTAGCTTTTATGAGTCCTATTATTTTTGGAGGAGGCACATATACTTATGTGTTTAGAGGTAATACAGTTACAAATCAAAGTCATATTGCCGAACTTGAAAGAGTAACTCCACCTACTGGTAATGCAAACCTTGCATCTGGATGGACAGTTCTTGCAGCGTCAGGTCGCATGCAATTTTATATTGAGGACATCGGCGGGATTGCATAAACCATGGCTAAAAGAGGGCTAGCATCTCAGAGACAAGATGTTAAATGGTCCGATAGCGCACCTGCTGGTGAAGATAGTGCAAATTACAATGGTGGAAAATACATTGATGATAAAGGCTATGTCAGAGTTCTAAAAACTGATCACCCTCGCAATATTCGTGGATATGCATATGAGCATCGTATTGTGATGGAAGAGTACATTGGCCGCTATCTAGAGCCATGGGAAACTGTTCATCACATTAATGAGATAAAAACTGACAATAGATTAGATAATCTTTTTCTATGTACTCACTCTGAGCATAGTGCAATTCATAAAGAAGGACATAGGGCATCGGCAGAGAGAAAAGAGAAGATGAGGAACACTGTTAAGAACACAAAGCCTCATACTAAAAAAAGAAATTATGCTCAAAACAAACCTATAGAAAACAGGTTGAAAAGACCTAACTTGTAAATATCCTATGGTATGATATTCGGGACTGTAAAGGAGTCCCATGAAAAAATGTGCAGCAGAAGGTTGTAATCAAACCTTTGAACCAAATACACAAAACCAAAAATACGCAGATGCAAGTTGTAGAAAATCAATTGATTCTCTTGGCTTGTGTAAGTTTAGAAAAGAAAATGGTCTGGTCGAAGTTCCAAATATCGATTCAGATCTATCATCAGATTCAGATGTTAAAACCGCATATCTAAAACTACTTAAAGAATATGACAAAGTAAAAACAAAGCAAGATGTCATGGTTGAGGCCATCTATCGTGCCGTTAAAGAGGATATTGTTGAACACAAGTATGTGCCTGTAAAACCCCCTCAGAAGGATAAGAGGAAGAAGGGTGAAGAAGTAGCAGTTGCTGTAATTGCAGACTGGCAACTTTCTAAGGTTACAAAGGAAGCAGATGGTACGACCATCTCTTATGACTCTCAGATTTGTGAGCAAAGGATTAACAAGTACGCTGACAAGATTATTGAACTAACAGAAATTCAGAGAGCAGATCACCCAGTTCGTGAAGTTCGAATTTGGGCACTCGGAGACATCATTGAAGGTGAAATGATTTTTCCCGGTCAAGAGTTTTTAATTGACGGTGGTCTTTATAGACAAATTACAATTAATGGTCCAAGAATTATCAAGAACTTCGTTAAGAGAATGCTAGAAAACTTTGAAACAGTTACATTCGTAGGTGTTATTGGCAATCATGGAAGTATTGGTGGTCGTGCAAGAAGAAACCATGACCCAGAAACTAATGGTGATAGAATGCTTTATCGCATCATCCAGTTGATGTTTGAAAATGAACCACGAGTCAAGTTCATCATCCCAGACGGAAGAGGTGAAAGAAATTGGTATGCAATTGACAAGATTGGTAATTACAGTTCATTGTTGATTCATGGAGATCAGTTCAATGGTCTCTCCACTCTTTATGCATTCCAAAAGAAGATTTTTGGATGGAAAGTCGGTGCTATTCAAGAACATTTTGATGATGTCTATCTGGGTCATTTCCATACTCCAACAAAGATGACATTCAACACTGTTCAATGTCGTATCTCCGGAAGTCCAGAATCTAATAATACATATGCAATGGAAAGCCTTGCTGCTGTTGGTAGACCATCACAACCGTTGATGTTCGTTCATCCAGAGAAGGGTATCGTAACTGCTGAATACATCTGCTGGCTGGATTGATAAACATGAACACACTGAGGCTTAAATGTGCTATTTGCGGTGGAGTTAAATTTATTGGAGATCCATACTATGCTTATGGTACATACTATGTAGATGTTACTTGTGTTATTTGTAGTGACAGTAAGGACATTGAGGTAGAAAAATTAAATAAGTTTTTAGAAAAACTTAAGCAGGATAAGGTGATTGTAAATGATAACAAGAAAACCCGTTCTTAATAAATTTTATCGATACTCTGATACCATTATAAAAATTAAAAAGATTAGCAAGAATTCAAATAAGATCTTTGTTGAAAAATTGGACAATGGGGATTCAATAGTAATTCCCTATGAGCAATCAGAAATACTTCTAAGACGGTTGTACACTGTTGGAGAGGTTGCTAAGATTGTTGAGAAAAGAACAGACACTCTTCGCAAGTATGAGAAAAAAAATCTAATACCTGAGCCAAGTAAATTTGGTGAAAAGTATGGAGGCTACAAAAATTGGAGATATTATGAAGAATCAGACATCTACGAGATGATTGAATTCTTTAATGATAGAGTTCCGGGTAGACCAGTTAAAAACAAAAACATTGATTTGAATTCAAAAATCAAGTCAATTCAAGAGAAAGTAAAATTAAAACTCTGAGGTAATTATGTCAGAAGAAAAAGTAGAAATATGGGCATCACTAGGGATTACAAAAAATCTCGGCAACTATGAGTCATTAAGACTTGACGCTGGTGCAAAAACAATGGCTCCATCACTTGATGATGAAGATGCTTGGAAGAAATTATGGGATTCAATTGATACTCAGATTGAAGCTAAGCTCAAAGAGTTAGATGATGGTAACTCGAAATAATTGGAAAAGCATGGCGGTCTGCACAGATAATTACCACCCAGAAAAATGGGTATCTTATGATCTTGCAGATATTGAATATGCAAAAGATGGATGCAGTAAGTGTTCAGTAAGAGTACCGTGTCTTTCTACAGCACTGATGAATGATTCATTTGTCGGTGTTGTAGCAGGAATTTCAGAGTATGATTATCTTGAACTTCAATGGAAGAGGGCGGTGACAGAAGATGAAAGTAACTGGAGAACAGACGATTCAGTACTTCGAGGACTGTTGCAAAAAGCACAGTAAACTATTCATTCCAGATTCCCCAAGACAGGAACCTGTTGCAAAGGCTATATCGGAATTCTATGAGTCAGAACTTTTGTTCAAGGCAATTGAATCCTTTATAAAATCAAAAAATGGTCCAGTACTTCTTTTTGATTTTGCTGTGGAATCTAAGACATATATTGATAAAGTAAAGTTTGATAGCAAATCAGAAAGCAGATTCCAATCAATATTGGAAGAGACAAGAAAGCGAATGGCAGATGAATTATGAATTGAGGGTTATCAATTCCCTACTTAATTCAGGAGATTATGTAACCTCTGTCAACGAGGGCATTGAAAATGTCTTTGTTGAATACAGGGACATCTGGAACTTTGTAGTGCAACACTACGATGAATATAAAAAGACACCATCTAAAGATACTGTAAAGCATCACTATCCGGATTTTGAATTTATCAATACTCCTGAGCCTTTGACTTATTACATTGACGAAGCAAAGAGGGAGTCTCTGTCTTATCAAACTAGACAGATCATCTCAAAAGCTCACGGGATGCTTAAGGATATGGGACCAAAAGAAGCGATGGCATATCTTATGCAATCAACTTCTCAACTCTACAAGTTTTCTAGCAGTCTTAAAGATACTGACTTAGTTAGTGAGTGGAAAGATCGTGCAGGAGATTTAAGAAATCGTTCAATGCAGGAGTCTAGAGATATCCCAGGAATTCCTAGCGGAATTAATGTTCTTGATAAGTCTTTTGGTGGTTGGCAACCCGGTGACTTTGTTGTTCTTCTAGGTTGGACAGGTGTTGGTAAAAGTTTTATTGCGAGACTATTTGCTGCCAATGCTTGGAGAGCGGGATACAGGCCTTTAATCATCTCTCTTGAGATGAACAAACAGCAAGAGGGGCAGAGGCTTGATACATTGTTAAACAATGGTGAGGGGCACTTTACCAACACGGACCTTGTAAAAGCGAATAAAAGTATCGTTGACAATTACGAGAGATGGGCTGAAAGAACTTTTGAGGGAAAGCATCCTATTTATCTCGTAACATCAGAGGGGCTTGAGACAGCAGACCAAAACATGGTTCAGGCAAAGATTGATCAATATCATCCCGATATGGTTATCCTTGACTATCACGGCTTGTTTGATGATGCCAGTGGTGCAAAGAATGAAACTGAAAAGGCTAAGAACCTGTCAAAAGCTTTTAAAAGAATTGCTGTGAAGAATGGTATTCCCATTATCGATGTTGCTGCTGTAACAATGAATGAGGGGCACTCTGAGCGACCACCTGAATTGGAAGAAGTTGCATGGAGTAAGCAATTAGCGTATGACGCAGACCTAGTGCTTGCAATTCATCGTGAGTACAACTCGGATGTTTTTCAAGTCGTATCAAGAAAAGTAAGAAGATCAACCCATTTTGGATTTTATCTAAGATGGAATTTAGAAACAGGAAAGTGGACAGAAGAATGGGAACTATAATGCCTAAGAGATATATCGCTGGAGAAGCGCAAGACATTGAGACTATTGCAAGGCTTAGACCTTGGATTGAGGATGAATGGAAGGCTGTTCACGGAAACTTCTCTAGAACAAAATTAGTAACGGATTACAATGCAAAAACAGACATATTCAAATTCCAGTTACATTTCATCAAGTAACCTTGAAAAAAATATTAGAGAGTTATTTGATAACTACAATATCCATATCGCAAGTGAGGGTATGAATGAGTTAAATATCTTTTGCCCTTTTCATAAGAACATGCACAGCCCTGCATTTTATATAAACATAAAAACAGGCTTATGGCAATGCTTCAATCCATCATGCGGTAAAAAAGGTAACTTTCGTCAACTGTATAAGCAGGTGACTGGCAAGCCTTTTACTAAGGATGTAAAACTTGATCATGTCGCTCTTCAAAATGTGATTGATAGAGAACTCAATTACGAAGAGGGCGAGAAAGATCAGTTAAATATTTCAGATGTTGAAATTGATTACGATGATGATGCAAGCCTTGAGGATCTGTCAACCTTTGTGGAAAGAGGGTTGTGTTATGAAACTCTTGAACATTTCGAAATCGGATATTCAAAAACAAAAGAAAGAGTTGTCATTCCGGTTAGGGATGCTCAATACAAGTTAGTTGGATTCATAGGTCGTGCGACAAGTTCTGAACAAGAACCTCGCTACCTGTATAACAGGGGTTTCAAAAGAGCAGATGTTTTATTCAACATACAAAATGCAAAACAGTATGATTCATGCATAGTTGTGGAAGGAAGTGTTGATGCAATGTTTATTCATCAAGCTGGCTACCCCAATGTTGTAGCGACTCTAGGCTCCAAAATCTCCGATTTTCAGTACAAAATGTTGAGAAGATATTTTGACAAAATTATTATCTTTTCCGACAATGATGATGCTGGAAATCAGATGAGGAGTGATATACTAAATGCCTGTAGAGGTAAGGAACTCTATACCGTCAAATTGCCTGAAGACCGAAAGGACGCAGGTGAAATGTCGGATGAGGAAATTACAAATACATTAACAAACAAACAAATACACATATAAGGAAGGTATAACAATGTTTAAATCAGTAAAAACACTATCAGAATTAGAAAAAACAGTTGCGCCAGTTGCTGGCGCTGCTAAGACTGGTACAAAGAAATATTTGACAATTGGCGCAGGGGAATCTGTAAAGGTTCGTTTTCGTCAAGAGTTGACAGAAGATGCAAGAGGCTATGATGAAAAAGATGGAACAGGAATGATGGTTCCAGTCATTACATCGCCAATCAATTGGAAGTGGAGAGCAGCATCAACTGCTTCAATTGAGAAATTCAATTTCCGTTGTTGGGGTTCTGAGCAGGTTCATAAGGATAAGGCATGGAAGCCTAAGACACATTTGGTTATCAATGTTGCTGTTGAAGTAGAGCCAGGTGTTTGGGAACCACGCATTATTGACACTACATTTAATCAGCGCCATATCGGTGCAATCTTGATTGAGTATGCGAAAGAATTTGGAACCATCACAGACCGAGATTACAAGTATTCTCGCCAAGGCTCTGGTGCTTCGGATACGAACTACAGCCTGATTCCTCTTTCTGTTTCTGAAACATCACAGGAGATCAAGGACTTGCCATTGCACGAACTTGAAAACACTTACTTGACTTTGCCATATGAAAAGCAGGAACGCTTTTACACAACTGGCGAAATTTCAAAAGACGAGTGGTAATAAGAAAGGCGTAGAAGTAGGGAGTGGTTTTTAATCACTCCCTACTTTTCTTATTTTATGAGAAAAGTAATTGCATTAGACCTAGATGGTGTCATCGCAGATATTGATGAAGGTTTGCGGATTGAACTAGAGCAAAGAGGTTATCCGGATTATGACTTCACAGATTGGTTAACGACATATCACGAATGTGAACTGTCCGATGAAATCATGACACCTGAATTGTTTTGGAGAAATCTAAAGCCATTCCATGACTCTTGGCATCAAGTCAATAAATGGTTTTCAAAAGGACATGATGTATACATCGTGACAGCAAGAAGAACAGAGGGTGCAATAACAGCAACTCATAGATGGCTGGATGAATGGAAGATCAATACTATGAACCCTATATTCTGCCAAATGGGGCAGAAGCATGAGGCGATTGCAAACTTGAATCCAGAGTTCATCATTGAGGATAATCCGAATGAAGTAATCAGTCTTTTGGACAGTGGATACAACGCTTTTCTTAGAAGAGCATGGTACAATAAAAAATATTGGGAAACGCTACCCTCAATTGGGAGCTTATTAGAATTGGAAATTAATGACTAATTTCGTTCACTTACACTGTCACTCTGAGTATTCATTGCTTGACGGTATGTCAACTCCAGAAGAGATTGCAAAGACCTCAAGTCGCAATGGTCAGTTTGCCTCAGCAATCACTGATCACGGAACAATGGGTGGAGTTTTAAAATTCCAAGATGCTTGCGATAAGCAAGATGTGCGACCATTGTTTGGCATTGAAGCCTACTTTGTTCCATCGGTCAATTCAGACGGAGATGGGAAACATGAAAGGTATCACCTCATTCTTCTTGCAAAGAACAACGAGGGTTTGCAGAAGTTGTTCAAGGCCTCAAAGATGGGCTGGACTAATAACTTCTATTACAAGCCAAGAATGGATTTTGATCTTTTAGAGGAACTGGTAGACAACGACATTGTTGCTCTATCTGGGTGCATGGGTAGTGCGATATCCAAAGCAATTGATAATAAGAACTATGCACGAGCAGAGCAGTTATCAGAAAGATTTGTAAAGATATTCAAAGATGATTTCTATTTTGAAATCCAAGCGTGGAATCCAAAGCATATTAATGATGGATTAATTGACTTAGCAGAACACTTTGGCAAGAAAGTTGTTGCAACAGCAGACTGCCATTTCCCTACACATGAAGACAGGGGCTGTGAAGAAGTTCTTCTAATGGTTTCACAGTACCCAAGTCTAGGTGCTGCTGAAGAAAGATTGGCAAAAGAAAATAGCGGGATAATCAACGATCCTCATGTTTCAATCGTTGACAAGATTAATAAGATGTACCCCAACAGAAGTCTTAGGTTTGATGAAATCAATCCGTACATCGCTAATGCAGACACCGTGTATTCTTGGTTTGAAGAAGCCGGATACGCCAATACTTCTTACTTAGAAAACACAATTGAAGTTGCAGAAAAGTGTTCTGCGAGAATTGTTAAGAGAAGTAATCTTCTTCCCAAGTATTCAAAGATGTTTGACTCAAATGAATACCTGCGTGAGATAACCGAGTTTGAATTGCAAAACAGAGGGTATGGTCAAGAGTACAAGGACAGACTTGATGAGGAACTCGGAATCATTAAGCAACTCGGTTTTGCAGACTACTTCCTAATCGTTTGGGACTTGGTTAAATGGGCCGATCAAAATAATATTGGTCGTGGTACAGGTCGTGGTTCAGTTGGCGGGAGCATCCTTGCTTTCCTTTTGGATATTTCAAAGGTTGACCCAATTAAGTACAGCCTGCTATTCGCTCGCTTTATCAACCCAGACAGAAACGACTATCCTGACATTGACTTGGACTTTGAAGATAAGAGAAGACATGAGGTTCGTAATTATCTTCGTGATAGATGGGGACATGACAATGTAGCGGCTATCACAACTTATGGTACATACAAACCTAAATCTGCTGTTAAAGATGTTTCCAGAGTTTACCAAGTGCCTTTTCAGGAGATTAATGCAATCACTCCATACTTTGAAACACTTGAAGAACTTGAAACATCTGAAAAGGGCAAAATCTTCTGCTCAAAATATCCAGATGTAGCGAACCTCTCTAAGAGGCTTGAAGGTCGCATTCGTAATGCCGGAATTCATGCTGCTGGAATGGTTGTGTCTGCAATTCCATTGACTGATGTATGTCCTGTTGAGACAAGAAAAGATGTTAATAACAATGTTCGCTCTGTCGTAACTGCTTTTGACATGGAAGATGCTGAAGCAGTTGGTCTTATTAAGATTGACGTACTTGGTCTTAAAACGGTATCTGTTATCAAAGACTGCATCAGTAAGATCAAGGAGAGAACGGGTGTAGATGTAACGGACAAATCACTGAGCCTAGATGATACTGCTGTGTATAAGAATATCGCAGAAGGTAATACTGTCGGTGTATTCCAAGCTGATGCCGCTGCTTATCGCAACTTGATTGAGAGAATGGGCGTTGATGACTTTAACGACCTTGTGGTTAGTAACGCTCTTGTTCGCCCCGGTGCATTGTTGTCACAAGGTAAAACATACATTGAATGTAAAAAGGGAGAGAAGAAGCCAAAGTATCCTCATCCTCTTGTTGAAGATATTCTTCGTGAAACTTACGGCACTGTAATTTTTCAGGAGCAGTTAATGCAAATGGCTGTGCTTCTTGCTGATTTTACTTGGTCAGAGGCTGACAAACTTAGAAAAATCATCGGTAAGAAGAGAGACTCTGCCGGATTTGATGAGTACAGAGAGAAGTTTGTTAATAACAAATACATTACAAAAGAAAAGGCTGAAAAGATTTGGTCTGAGTTTGAAATGGCTGCTCTCTATATGTTCAACAAGTCTCATGCTGTTGCTTATTCAATGCTCTCGTATCAGACAATGTGGTTAAAGGTTTATTATCCTGTCGAATTTACATGGGCACTTCTATCTAATGAAGACTCAACAGATAAGATCACCGCTTACCTCATGGAAGCGCAAAGACTTGGGGTTAAGATTCTTCCTCCTGATGTGAACGAGTCAGATGAATTCTTTACAATCGGCAAAGAGGGCAGTGAAGAAGGTATCCGTTTCGGATTAAGCAATGTTCAGGCTTGTGGTAAGACCGCTATTCAAGAAATTATTGATAAGAGACCATTTAACTCATACGATGAATTCATAAACAAATGTTCAAAGAGAGCAGTAAGATCCAATGTTAAAGAAAACTTAGAAAAGGTAGGAGCTTTCAAATCTTTGGGGTTTGAGTCTCAATTTGAGCACGAAAGATACTATCTACCCATTCTAGGATTCCCTATCACTATTGCTTCAGATAAGAATGAAATGGATGACTTCGTAGAAGACATTGCTAACTTCCATGAAATCACCTCTCCATTGACGCTGGTTAGGGCTGTGGTGCGTTCAACTAAGAAAACACCACAATACCTCCGTATTGAATTTGAAGACGCTTCAGGCTCCGCTACGGTCTTTGCAGAGCGTGACACAGAGGTGGCCGTAAGAGACTATCTCTATGCCCTTATCGGTGACAGAACGCTTCATGCTTTCAGTGACGCTTTTAATTATATTGATACCCCCTTGCATAAGTTCACGCAGTTGAGAGCCAAGGGATTAGAGCATGACTATGCGTGGCTGTACCCATCGGGTCTGGGAGATGTGGATTCGGAAAAGACTCTTTTGTATATCTTGCACACGAGATTCTTTACGACACAGACTGGCAAAGATATGGCAAATGTCTATGGCTGGGATGGAAAACAAATCTTTAAGATCGTGGTATTTCCTGGTGTGTTCGGTAAGTTGAAAAATATCATCAAAAAGGATCAATGGTTTGCTGCGAAGCTTGCTAAAATTGAAGATAAGAAAACATTGACAAGACTTGACTCTTACAAAATTGAGAATGAAAGGGCGATGATTCCTGTCGAAAAATACATCGAGATGAAAGGGTTAAAGAATGATAGTTTGGTCTGACAACCAAGTGCCAAAATTTAGTGAAGGCTACGGCTACACACCTGATCGCTTATGGGATTTTATCGGAACGAGTGGATTGCCGATTCGAAGAAGTAAACCCGCCGACTGGAGGCATATTGGTCGAATTCAAATGCCACCTGAAATGGCTGCTCTTGAAGGTTTGGGAGTTGGTTATTACGAAAAGGATGATTGCACCGATGAGATTGTAATCAATCATTCCGTGCCGGAGGCATTTGTACGGTCACGGATGTATAGCGTTGGCTACACCTTCTGGGAAACAAACCGATTGCCAAACCATTGGGTTGAACTGTGTAACAAGATGGATGAGATATGGACATGTACCGAAGCGATGCGGAAGGTGTTTGTTCAATCAGGGGTTTATAAACCCGTTTATGAGTTTAAGCTTGGTGTTGACCCGAAGATTTATTATCCCAAATTGAGAACGCCTCATTCTACATTTACATTCCTATCCATTGGCTCACCTTCCAGTCGTAAGAACTCCCAAATGGCGGTAGATGCTTTCTTAAAATTATTTGAGGGCAATGACAATTACCGTTTGATCTTTAAATCAAATGGAGAGCCTGACGGAAGAATCTATAGAGATGGAACAATGTATCCGCTCAAACACCGACAGATTCAGGTTATTGACGATGAAGTTTCACATGAAGGATTGGGCGAGATTTATGACATGGCAGACTGCCTGATTTACCCAACGAGCGGTGAAGGTTGGGGAAATATACCATTCCAAGGAATTGGAAAAGGAATTCCAACCATTTGCACAAATGCTCTGGCATGTACAGAGTTTGCTGACATGTCTGTACCTCTTAATTTTAGATGGGGTACACATAAGATGTTCGGACTGTACGAAAATGCTGGTGAATGGGCAGAACCAGATTTTGATGACCTGTGCGACAAGATGCTATATGTTGCAAATAACTATGAGCAAGTTGCACAGAAGACATATGAGAGCGCTTTATATATAAATGAAAATATGACATGGGAAAAGGTTTCTCAGCCATATATTAAAAGAATGTCCCAAATTTTCGAGGAGGCAAAGGGCGGATGAAAATACATTATTTAAGTTGTCATTCAATATTGGAATATGACGAAGTACAACTTCTTACAGATCTAGGGCATGAGGTTTTTTCAAACGGTGCTTATCTTGACCCAAGAGGTCATATTACACTTCCTAGACCGCCAATTAAAGGTGCAAAATTCTATGAAGAGTATGCACAGTTGGCCTTGAATCATCCAAAGACCGCTCTCCCCTCAGAATTGATTGAACCTTTTGATTGCATCATTGTTATGCATTCTCCAGATGTGATCATTCACAATTGGGAGAAGATGAAGCATAAAAAGGTTATTTGGAGAACTATTGGTCAATCTACTGACTCTGTTGAGAATAATTTGAAGCAGATGCGTGAAGAAGGTTTGAAGATTGTTAGATACTCCCCTAAAGAGAGGAATATCCCTAACTACATTGGAGAGGATGTTCTTATCCGCTTTTATAAAGACGAAGATGAAATGTCGGGTTGGGTTGGTAGCAATAAGACACCTGTTAATTTTTCTCAGAGTCTAAAAGGTCGCAGAAGTCATTGTCACTATGATGAGATTATTGAAGTTATCAATAAGTACAATGGCATAGTTTATGGACCGGGAAATGATGACTTAGGAGATAAGAACGGAGGTTCTGTCCCCTATGAAACACAGATTAAAAAGATGCAGGAGGCTAGGCTCATGGTTTATGGAGGAACAGCGCCAGCATCATACACTCTATCTTTTATTGAAGCATTGATGATGGGATTGCCAATCGTTGCTATTAATAAAAGTATGGCTAATATCATATATGACTTTGATTTCTATGAAGTTGATGAGATTTTGTCCAGTATTGATGGTATAGTTTGTGAGAACATTGAAGAGATGATTCTAAAAACTGAAGAACTGATAAATAATGATGAATACGCTAATGAAATTAGTATTAAGCAGCGTAATTTAGCCATTGAATTATTTAGTAAGAATAAAATTCAAAAACAATGGGAGGATTTTTTAAATGAAATATGAGCAACACACTTTTACTACGCCTTGGGGTGTAGAAGTTAAGGTATTTACAAGAGAGGGAACAAACGACTGGAACACGCTGTATTCATGTATTGTTCAAGACGAATACAATATTGGAAAAATTCCAGAGGATGCAGTCGGTCAAACAGCAATTGATATTGGTGCTCATGCAGGAGGATGTTCATTAGCACTCCTTAGTCGTGGTTTTAATGTTGTCGCAGTTGAGCCTCTTCCTGAGAATACAGAACTTGTAATGAAAAATGTGGAAGCCAATGGATGGCAAAGTAATTTCACCCTTCATAAAAAAGCCATTAATGAAGTCTCAGGCAAAACAGTTGTATTGCGATATGGCAATGAGGCTACCGAATCCGGTTCTCATCATCGCTTTATCGGAAACACAGTTGATTCTTCAGATTGGCAAGAGGGATTATGGGATCAAGGTCGTGAAATTAAAGTTGATACCATAAGTATTGATGATATTTTGAAGAACATTGATCAAGTTTCAGTTCTTAAAATAGACTGTGAAGGAGCTGAGTGGAGTGCTTTCTCTGGTGCTTCAAAAGAATCTGTTTCAAAAATTAACAGACTTGTTGCTGAACTGCATGGTCTGCCATCAACTGTAGATATGTACCAAGAATTTCATGATCTTATTGGTGATGAATTTAAAAATACAACAGACATCCAGTTTGAAGATGTCGAAAATTATGAAACTATTGGTTTAGCTTATTTTGAAAAGTAATGAATCTCTTAACAGATTTTCATCATAACTCACTTCTTAGGTCAATCGTATTACTCTTTGAGAATAGATTGGGTATAAATGTATACAGACCAATAGGTTTAGATTGGTATAACGAGGGATACTGGGGTATAAATAATTCAATAGATACAGCCAAACAGTTTTTAGATCTTGAGTCAGTAGTTCTTGCTGATCAAACACCGGCTCTGAATATTGTTAATAGTATTGAGAATGAAGTTTACAACATATATGACCCAGGAAATGCCTCAACTCATAAAGCAATATCTTTAAATGCCTTTAAGGATATGAAATTTGATTATGTTATTGCCTCTATTCCTCAACATATACCTTTATATGAAAAGTTAATTGCGAAGTATCAGCCAAGTGCGAAATTAATTGTGCAAATTGGTAATAACTGGCCTTCAGATATTCTACAAGGCTACAATGTGTTGGCTTCGGTGAAGCAGGATTCTTTAAATGGCTGTAACGCTGTTTACTATCATCAAGAGTTTGACACATCAATATTTAAACCATCAGTTCTAACTCATTCCCGTAAAATAAGTAGTTATATAAACATATTACAAAAT